GCTTGGTTTACATCTAGGCTTTCACTCCCTTGAGGGTTGGTGTTTTCCATTTGTCATCTCAATAATCGCCAGAAACCTTCTGGACGGAGGCTAGGGTAAACCCTAAAGAATCTTCCACTTCTTCTCTCTAATCACAGTTTCCGAGGCTATGCCTTCTAGGTGTCCTGTAATCAGTTCAATAGACTTGATGTGCCGATAAGCATCTTCACGCTTATCACATTCTTCTGCACTTGTGTTAATTATTACACTAATCTGTTCTTTTTTCAAGTTATCTATGACTTCTTTAAAGAAATCATCATTTAATAGGTTTTTAGCCCATTGTGCGAGTAGGTGTTTGTCCATACTGGTTTTGTATTCCAGAAATAATGTCGTTGATACTTAGGTTGCTTGCTGATGGCATACCTTGCTTGTTACCCAAGATGCCCATCAAGTCGTTGTAACTCAAGCTAGATGGCTGTGAGTATTGGATAGGCTCTGGAACTTGACCGTAGTTAGGGTCTAAGAACTTTTCCCATTGAGTGCCAATTAGTAGGTTTCTGTTACCAAAGTTAATTGGAGGCAAACCTGCAAATGGTGCAACGCCTGTCTTTGGAGGAGTCCTCCAATCAGTAGGAACATCAATAATTGGGTACTGAGGGCCAGTAGGGGTTGTTGGTGTAGCAGCAGCACCAATTCCCGCAATAGTTCCTCCAATACCAATAATTCTAATAAGGTCTGGAACAGTTAATTTTGTATCTTTATTAGGCGGAGTAATTGGAGCGTCAGGAGCAATAGGATTTTTAGCTGTAGGCGCATTTGGGTCAGTTACTGTAACTACTGGAATATCAGGTTTTGTAGGTCTTTTATCTTTAATTTCAATAGTTTGAGTTTCAACATTACCACCAGATATTAAAGAATTAACGGCATTAACTATTTCTGGAGATACTTTTTGTGGTCTATTTGCAGTTGTAATAACAGTTGGAATGTCAGTAGAAATTGCTGGAGTGCCTGTAATAGATACAGTATTGTTATCTACAACTGGATTAGTTACAGTAGCAGAAGGAGTAAGTGCATTTAAAGCCCTGTCAATAATTGCATCGTTATAGCCACCAGCAATTAAAGCATCTCGAATTTGAGATGAGGACAATCCTTGTTCTGCTAACTGTGTTGCGTCTGCAATTGCAAATTGTCTTTCAGTAATACCTAACCCATCAAGTGAGCCTCCTTGCAGATAACCACCCAATGCACCACCTGCACCGCCTAGTAAAGCACCTGTAAGTGCGTCACCACCAGCAATACCAGTTGTAGCACCACCAAGAATAGCATTTCCTAATGCTCCAGCAGCTACTTGACTAGCACCTGCGCCAAGTAAAGCACTGCCAAGTAATCCACCTGCGCCACTTGCAGCTAATGCAAGCTGAACAAAAGGCATCCATTGAGATGAGTCAGAACTAGATGCTCCTGTTGTATAGAAAACTGGAGTGCCATTAGGGGCAAACTCTACTCTATAGCCTGTGTTTCCTTTACCTGCATACGTGCCACCAAATGCGTTAGACCCTGTTTCGTAATTATTTGCAATTTCTTGACCTGTAACTTTATTCCCAAAAGTTTTTACAACTACATTATTACCTTCTTCATCAACAACTGTTTTTTGTATTTCACCAAATTGGTTAATGTCGGTAATGCCAGCACTTGCCAACATCCTAGCCATGTCAGCAGCGTTAGCTTCAGCAGAACCAAAACCTTGACCAGACCATTGGTCAGTTGTACCTTGCGCTAGGATTTGACCTTTTATGTTAGCTACTATAGGAGCAGTTTTTTCAAGTTGTGCAGCTTGTTGAAATTGAGCAACCTCAGTTGGGTCAATCGTACTACCAAATATTTTTTCCCATTCTTCAATTACTTTTTTAGACTCTGGTGCTCTACCTAATTCTTGTTGGTAAAGTTCAGTAATTGTTGTTGGGGCTGGAGGAGGAGGAGGAGGGGGAGGCGCACCAGTAGCGGATTGATACTGAGCAGCACTTACACCCGCTTCTGCCATCGTTTGATTGATTAGGGCAGGACTAGCATTAGGGTTTTCATTCAACCACCCAAGAATGTCAGCATTGGTAACTGCCATGATTAACCCCTAATCTCTACGTTGGATGTAATTCCAGCACCAATCTTCATTGCTTTCAATTGTGCTTCTGCTTCAAACTCTTGTTGCTTCAATGCAAAGTAAGCCTGTTGTTTCTCACGCTCTAGTTGCAACTTAGCACCCTCTTTCTCACGCAATAATTGCATCTCAAGAGCCGCCTTCTGTTGCGCCATCTCCATGTCAATCTGCATCTGCTGTTGTTGCATCTGCATATCAGCTTGTGCTTTAGCTTGGTTAGCTTGTATCTCAGCCTGTGTTCTAGCCATCAATGCTTGAACTTCTGGAGGCATCTGCTGTTGCTGTGGAGGAGGATTGCTCAACGCTTGGTCTTGCTCTGGCGTAATCGCTTTGTAGAACTCAGCACTATCTTTGAACCCTGCAATCTCAACCATGCGTCCCAATGTGCCACGATACTGAGCAGGTGAAACGTAAGGATTAGCAGGGCCATACTGAGCAATCAACTGCTCTTGTTTAGCAAGAACCATTGACAACATAGCCATCTGCTCTTGACGATTCCCTGCGCCTAAACCCACGTTGATAGACACATCGTATTGGTTAGCCCATGTACGAGGGTCAAACTCTACGAATTCTCCTCTCATACGCACCAAACGAGCCTTGTCTTGGTACTTACAGAGCAAATGTAGGATGCCCTTGAACAATGACTTAACGCCTGTCTCAGCAAAGATTCGAGCCATCAGTTCAATCTTACCTGCGCCAGCTTGTTGCATCGAGGCTACTGCTGCTGCTGTCACGTTCTGTAAAACAGATGGGTCTAGCCCTTGTGAGGCATCAGACACGCCTGTACGCTTAGACTGAATTGTGTCCAAGTACTGAAGCATTGGGAAAGCCTGAGAAGCCACGTTCTGAACAACTAACTGTTGAACAGCATTAGGAGACTTAGCACGAATAACACCACCTGCCGTAGAAGTCAGCAAATCATCAATGTTGACCTGTCCTTCGATGGCAACTACTCTGGCATTGTTTGTCAGATATAAGTTATCCAACATCTGACGAGTGATAGTGGTCTTGATTAACTGTAGGTCAACTGTTCTGTCGGCTAATGAGTTTCCAAAGAACTTGTGCGGAATTGGGATAGGACAGATTGAGTGGAAAGGAACATAGTCCACTTCCTCAACCATTTCCTTACCCTTGGCATCCTCAAGAATCTCGTTAGAAGCGTAGAACACTTGAACCAATGCAGCAATGCCTTTGCCATCTAAGTCAGTCTTGACGTAGCACTCAAAGACTTCAATCTCTTGCATCGCAGGGTCATCTGTCTGCGTTTGGTAAGGTTGCTCACCTGCTGCGTAACGAGCCACACGCTCTGGTGTGTACGCTAGTGCATCACCCATCTGCAAGCCTTCTACTTGCTTCTTGTTAAAACCCATAGCAACCAAGGTGCTACGAGTCAACATCTGTCTGTGGGCTACGAAAGGTGAATCAGCAATAGTTCTAGCCTTCTTGCTAATCAAGAACTCCTCTGGGGGTACGTTCTCAATCGTTACTTTGCCTGATTTCTTCTTTTGTTGCACCACAACATTGTGTGTCGCACCCATCACAGGCATACCCATAGGGTCTATAACTGGCTGTCCCATTGGGTCAAATATTGGGAACTCTGTCGTATCTTGCTCGACAATCTCCATAGTCTCATCACTCATCAGCATCGCTAACTCGTCATCAGACAAGTCAAAGTAACGCTCTTTAGTAATGTCTTCTTTGTCTTCCCAATATGCTTTAACAATGCCGTTCTTTTGCATCAAGGCATCTTTGAACCAATCATGCAGAATGGCTACGCCTTCGTTATCCCTGTTGAATACCCAGTTGCAATAATCAGTAGCTTGCTTGGCAGAGGCTTCATCCCTTGGGCCTTGTGGCTCAAAGACTACGATATTGTCTGAGCCTGTAAAGATACGGACTAAGCTAGGTAGCGCACCATCTATCGCTTCTGCCACTTCTCCAGTAACGATTTGAGACTTACCCTCAACTTCATTACCATATGGCTGTCGTAGATAAGCCTCCAAAGCCTGTTTGCGTTGTTCAACAGTTTCACTTTCAATAAAGCCAATAGCGTCATCAATCTCTGCCTGTAGTATTGACTTCAGTTCGTTCTGTTCCATGTTTGTCCTTTGGAGGGCGACCCATTCGGGGTTTGTCCAATTGTAATGCTTTTACCACATTTTCCAACATTTCAAGACGCTTTTCAAGTTCTTTTACTTTAGGGGCTAAATTTGCACCCTGCATTGATACATACATCAGACAATCCATTTCGGCATTTGGTTAATAGGCTTATCCCAAGTTGAATGTCCTTCATCCAATCCAAGGGCTAAGTAACGGAACGAATCAGAGCCATGACTAGACCAATCGTGCAATGGTCTTTCATAGAATATCTTACGCTTCTCATCGTAGTCTCTGCGGTAGTTTCTCAGGCAGTTTAGTCCTATCTGCACCTTTGGTACGTTAAACCAGCACCTTGGCAACAACCTTCTTACCGCTTGGATGCCATCGTCTAGTCCCATTCTGGGAGCAATCTTGACCTCTAGCCCTGATTCCTCAAGCATCTCAAGTCGGCTTTTACCTGTGCCTAACTCTCTGACCCTAACGTCATGGGGCAATATGTGCTGTGCTTTTAGGTAGTCATTGTCTTTAATCCACTTCACATAGTGGTCTAGTCCTACTCCGTGATTCTCATAGTAGTCCAATAATCTGACCTCAGAGCCTACCAACTGAGCCACCCAGATAGACGTAGAGTCACCCATACCCAAGTCCCAAGCAGTAAAAGTCCTACTCAGTTCCTCTCTGGGTATCTCTTGCATATGCTTTTTTTCTTCTAGTTCATTGAGGATTTGTCCAAAGTAAGAGCCTTCTACAGCAGCGTCAAAGCTACACTCAAACTCTTGGCGGTACTTATCCTCACCCATCTCATGCTTGGCAGCGTTAAGTTCATCTTGATTAACTACGCCAGTTTCTGAGGCTTTGAACTCAAGCAATCCCCATCCATCGTCAGTTTTAGCCCTGTCTCGCAGTTCTTTAAAATGGTTGTGTCCCTTTGGCGTACCGATAAAAAGACACCAGCCCTGTCTGTCAACCAAACTTGGTCTACACACATCTGTCCATATCTTAGGGTTCTGGTCACCAATCTCATCGAGAATGACCCCATCGAAATATTGTCCACGGAGAGTTTCTGGGTTGTCTGACCCGTACAACTGGATTCGCCTACCCCAGAAGTCCACCCTTAGTTCTGAGATATTGCTAGTGCCACCTAACGGCTCTGCATACTTCACAAGGTAGTCCCATGCCACCCTCTTAGCTTGTCCGTAGGTAGGGGCTATGTAGGCGTATCTAGGGGCTTCCTTTTGGTTGAGCAGAGCATCCTTGATTAAGTGGTTAATCGCAGATACTGTCTTACCCATGCGCCTATGAGCAACAACAACGCCAAAACGCTTACTGTCCATCAGTTCATGGATAGCAAGTTGTTGTTCTCTTGGTTTGTAGGCTATCTCTATTACTTCTGCCATTGGACGCTTATCTGAATGTCTTTACCTTCTTCTCCAGTTACTTGGAGTGGTAAAACCCTACCGATTAGTCCCATGAAAGCCTGTGGGTGTGTCTCTGCCTTCTCTACAAGATAAGCAACGCCACCTGCGCCCTCTAGTGCCTCAAGTATCATCTCTCTAAGAACAGCATTGCCCTTATCAAGACTTCCCTTCGGTCTTCCTGCGCCTTCTCGTGCGCCACCACGATATGAAATGTTTGATTGTTTTTCAATCATTTTGTTTGACTCCTCTAGGGTTGGTCAAGGTTAAGTTAGTAATTACTGACCTAGTAATCCACTTTGAACTAAGTTTCCTCTTTCATCCAAGTTTATCAGGCTATTGATAGGAACATCTAACCCATAAGGATTAAGATTTTTATCTTGAAACTCAAATGGGAAATACTTTCTCCGTTCTTCTGGAGTTAAGTCCTTACGAGTTTGAGTAAGTCTTGCTTCTGCCTCACCCATCAAAGCACGATAACCTTGATATGGGTCTAAGTTAGCTAACCCTCTTAAAGATTCTGCTTCTTTTATGTAGTTGCTTAAAATTGGTGATTGTTCTAGTAGTTGAAACTGAACGGCATCTTGTAAATCGACACCAAATGGATTGTCTTCTGACTTTTCACCAAGTTGTGCTTTGTACTTGTCAAAAGCATCATCAACAAACTTTTTAAACTCAGGCTCTTGTTGTGCCTTTGCTATGTACATTCTGGCTTCATCAGAAGCAGCATCTCGCTGATTGATAATTTTTCGTTCAATATCTTTTAAGTTATATTTTGATTGAGCAATTAACTGAGACATAGTGTCAACATTGCCACCAACAGCAAAACCTTCTTTTTCTTGAATAGCGTGTTGCATCTCATGCAATGCAGTTGACCTTGGGTCTTGTTTTAAACCTTCTTTAGTTACTTCCAAAGCATTGTATTTAGGAATAAAAGCACCAAGAAAGTCAGGCTTTACTGTTCCTTGCATAACTCTTACTTCTTCAAGTTCTGGATATGCCCTGTAAAGCTCTGGATGCTCAATAGCCAGTTTTGCAGGTGAGCCAGTAAATGCTTGGTTATATGTGTAAGTATCTACTAACTCTTTGTTTGCCTTGTTTTCTTCTCTCAAAGCCTTTTGAGCCTTGTTCAACTCTTTAGGAAACAAATCAGGATATTCTTTAGATTCTTTAATCTTTTGCTTGTTTTTGGAAATATTCTGTTTGAGCAATGCAGCTTTATCAAGCATCTCTGGTGCGGTAACAAACTTAGCTTCCGCATCGTTAATTTCTTGTCTCCATTGACCATCTGGGCCACGCACAGTTCCTGTTTCTTTCCAGATTTCCTGTGGAGATGCGCCTTTTTTCTCTAGCTTAGTAGCAGTAAAAGCCATTGCTTTGTCAAATGCCTTAGAACCAGCACCCACAAACATACCGACTTCAGCCATGCCAAGCAAACCGCTTTGGGTCATTTGAGTTAGTTCTGACAATGCTTTTTTGTCAGTAACCTTAAATGGTTGTTTTGGGTCACCAAATGACTTATCGAACAAATCTTGAAAACGCTTATCAGACTGCTGAATGTTGAGCAGTCCTTGTTGGATTGCCCTACCTGTACCCTGCAATTGCTGAGTACGTCTAGGGTCTTGCATCCATCCTAATGCGCTATCAAGCAAGCTAGGCATTATTTCATCCTACCCATTTTCTTAGCAGCTTCAGCCATAGCAATAGCAATCGCTTGGTCACGGCTCTTTACAACTTTACCGCCTTTGCCAGAGTGCAGAGTACCTTCTTTGTACTCACCCATCACCTTGCCAACTTTCTTCTGACCAGCTTTTGTCATTTTCATGTTAGTCACCATTTAACTTTGTTAGCCCAATACGCTGCACTCATCTTACCCTTGGCAATATTCTCTGCGTGACGAGCCTTAAACGCTTCGTTACGCTTCGTGCCATCAGGTGAGCCTTTAGCCCCTTGTTGACCAAAGCGGATTAGCTTTACATCCTCACCAGACTTAGCTAAAACAGCATGAGACTTGGTTGGATGGCTAGGAGTAGCTTTGGGCTTGTTATAGCCAGAAAACTGCTCTGAGCCTCGCTTAATCATTTCTTCTTAGCAGTCTTAGCTGCTTGTTTAAAAGCATCAGCAGTAGGCGCACCCTTGCTACCTACTTTACGCATACGCTCTGGAGTTTTACCAGCAGCCTTTTGTGATTCGATGCGCTTCTTCTTCGCAGCGATATTTGCGTACAAGCCCATCATTTTTTAGGCTTCTTTGCTTTGTTCTTTGCAGTACGCTCACCACGCTCAGGCATGGGCTTAGTCTTCTTCTGCATAAGTTTCTGCATCATTTCCATCGCTTGTTGGTTTGTCGTTCCCATCATATTCATCCTCGGTTATTGGCCCACCACTAATCCATGCCTCACAAGTCCTCTTGGAAGCACACTTAAAATCAAACACTTCGCAATAGCCTAAGTCGCCAGCGTCAATGACTTCCCAAGCATCCATCTCTGTGCCGTTCATCTCAAGACCAGATTCAATGCAAGCAAGCATCTTAGGGGTTTGGATAAAAGCAGCGCAGTTTCCGCAACGAGACTTTTTAGCTTGTGCAGGTGAGATTCTCCAAGCCTTAGAAATGTCACGCCAGTAATCAGCGTTTGGCTCATTAGGATTCATTGGGCCATAGTTCGCCTTATCAATGGCTTTTTGGCGACACTCAAGATTGACTTCTACGTCACCTGTGGCAACTGGACACGCTTCGCCTTTTTTCTCTTGACGTTGTATCTCAATCTCAATTTTTACGGATGGCTCAAGTAAACCAGACATGGTTATCCCTATGGAGTTTATTTATTATCTCATAAAAAAAAAGAGGGAACAAGTCCCTCTAAAGTCTCAATGGCAAC